GGAGCCGGAGGACTGGAAGCTGGAGTTCATGCCGTTATGGCTGCCCTCTGAAAAGGAAAAGGCGGAAACGGAAAAGCTTTATGCCGAGACGGACAAAATCAAGTCGGAAACAGCAAAAAACTATGTAGACGCAGGTGCCCTGGATCCTTCCGAGGTACGAAAAAAGCTTTCGGAAGAAAAAGTCTATGACATTGAAGGAGAGCTGGATGAAATGCTGGAAGAGGATCCGGAAGCCTGATGAAAAAAGGAGTGAAAGAATAATGGAAGAAAAAGAGTCGCTTGAAAAAAGGAAGGTTGAAATGCAGGCAGACAGCAAAACGGAAAAAATGGACAGATTAAAGAAAATTGTGGTCAAAAAGCTGGAAGATATCTTTGGTATTTATGGATCAGATAAAAAACTGGTAAGGATTAACGGAGACCTGAAACCGAAAAACACGCTTACCGTATACCATGTAAAAACCTTGGATGACCAATACATCGATTGGGCTGAAATGTATGTTGATAGTTATGACGAATTGAATGCGGCGATTCGGGAAGGCCGGATGATCTACTTTATTGATGTTGAGGACGAAACGCTGTGTGCGATCAAGGCAAATTTGATTACGGGTTATGCGGTCGATTTTGGGATTCTCGGAAAAATCGGATGATTTGAGTTGTGCTATCTTACACTGGAATTAGGTGATGCAATGGGAAAAGTAATCATTCCTAAACGGAAATGGCGCTTCCCCGATCCGTGGCGGCGGGAATACGAGCGATATATACTCAGGTTCACCGGCAGCTTGTGGGAAGCGGTGGAGAACAGCCTGCCGCAGATGGAGCTGCTGCTCGAAAGCAACCCCTTCCGGGCGGACGGTATTTTCGAGGACGTATACTCCCTGATGCGGTCTTTAACCATCAACGGATATATGAAGTTTGAGGAGGCGGATATCTACAACGAGACCAACCGCATTGCCAAAGGCATCAGCGATTACAACCTCCAGGAATTCAAAGCGGTGATGCGCTCCGCCTTCCGCATCGACCTGTTTGTGGCCGAGCCCTACCTCAACGACCTTATGAAGCTCTGGATCACCGAAAACGTAGCCAGAATCAAAAGCATTCCCGACCAGTATTTCAAGGAAGTGGAGAATATCGTCCGGGAGAGCGTCATGAACGGGTCCACCCTTACTACCCTGTCCAAAGCCCTGGAAAGCCGCTTCAAGGTATCCCAAGACCGGGCGCGGCTGATTGCCAGGGACCAGACCGGAAAGGTCAATTATTACCTGACCCGGCAGCGCCAGCTCCAGGTGGGAATACGCCGGTACCAATGGCTGACCGCCGGGGATGAACGGGTAAGGGACCTGCATGAAGCCAGGGCCAACAAGCTGTTCAGATGGGATAACCCGCCGGAGGGAGGCCATCCGGGACAGGCGGTCCAGTGCCGGTGTATCGCCCAGCCGGTGGTGGACCTGGACAAGGTTTCCTTCATGGGTGCCATGTAAAGAGAGGAAGAAAAAGCAAAACCTATGGAAACCCCGTTACAACGCGTTACAACAGGCACAAAAACCAAAAGACGTAAAAAGATATTACCCAAAAGAAAAAACGCTTAAAAAGGCGTTTAAACAAAAATAAAAAAAAGGGGGGCAATAACATATCCATGAAAACACAAAATGTATTCCGTTCCGATGCCGTCCTCCTGGATAAGGCTGTCGTAACGGACGAAGGTTTTCTGAGGGACAGCCCGGTGGTGACCAGGGCCGGCGTATTCCTCTACCAGAATCCCGACGGCACACAAAGGCGGGAATTCCGGCCGCCGGAGGAAGTGCTCCGGGCGGACAGCCTTGCGACATATAAAGGCAAGCCCATCGTCGTCACCCATGCCGGCGGCCTGGTCAATGCCAAAAATGCCAAGCACCGGGCCATCGGGACCATGCTCAGCGATGGAATTGCGGAGCATGACCATGTGCGGGTGGACCTGGTCATTTACGATGAGCAGGCCATCAAGGAAGGCCCCAGGGAGTTAAGCCTGGGATACACCCTGGACCTCGAACTGACCCCGGGGGAATACAACGGGGAGCATTATGACTGTATCCAAAAAAATATCCGTGTGAACCACCTTGCGCTGGTGAACAAAGCCAGGGCAGGTTCAATAGCCCGTCTGAACCTGGACGGAGACGAAATCATTGAAGAAGAAAGGATGGATTCAAAAATGGTCAAAATCAGACTTGACAATGGACTGGAGTACGATGCCGCTCCGGAAGTGGCAGTGGCCTTCAATGAACTGAAGGAAAAATTCAGCCAGGCCAGCCAAAGGGCAGATGGAATACAAAAGCAGCTGGACACCGTCACTGCCGAAAGGGACAGCCTGAAGGCAAAGGTGGACGCCCATGCCGCAGAGCTCGACAAGGTGCGCAAGGATGCGGCCGACAGGATGAATGAGGCTGTGAAGGCAAGGGTTGAGCTGCTGAAGGTAGCCGGGGCCCACAGGATTGACGGTGCCGAACAGATGACCGACAAGGACATTAAGGCGGCAGTCATCAAGGCGGTTCGCGGGGATGCCTTCAGCCTGGAGGGAAAATCCGACGCATATATCGATGCGGCCTTTGACCTTGCAAAGGGTGAAACCCGCATGGACGGCATCCGCCAGCAGCGGAAGGAAGTTAATGAGCCGGGCACCGGCAGCAGGGAGACCAGGGCGGACAGCTCCGCCTCATCGGCAGAGGCCCGGCAAAAAATGATTGAGCGCATGCAGAAAGCGCATATGGAAGGAGGCAAATAAACCATGCAGACAGTTTACAGCCAGAACATGAACCCCGCCTTTGCGGGAATGCTTGCCGACCTGTCCGTCAAAACGGTGGACAGCAGGGCGGCCCAGGGAGAAATCAGCCTCGGCTTTGGCGTGGTAGGCGGCACCAATCCCGAAAAGCAGGTCAAGGTTCCTTCGGGAAACATCACCGGCTTCCAGGGAGTGGCGCTGCACCAGGCAAAGGAGCAGGACGCAAGCGGAAAGGTAACGTACAAGGATAAGGACACGGTCCCCGTCCTTACCAAAGGGCGGGTTTGGGTGCCGGTCATCGGTGCCGTAGCCTATGACGGGGATGTGTACCTCATCCATACCGGAGCCAATGCAGGAAAATTCACCGGCTCTGCCGGTGCAAACCAGGGACAGGTCGGCGGCGCCAAATTCAAAACCTCTACAAGCACCGACGGACTGGCGGTCCTGGAACTCAAATAAGGAGGACGTGAAAAAATGAAGAATAATGAACAACGCTATGACGAAAGAGACCTGGCCGTCATCAGGGGCACTTATCAGCTGGATGACGGGGAATCGTTGTTTTTTGCCAGGGAGCTGGAGCATATCAAGACCCGGACCTATGACGTGGTGTATGCGGACCTGACAGGGCTGACCATGATCCCCATCTCCTCGGAAGCAAACCCCGGTGCGGAAACCATCACCTACGGCCAGTATGACAGCGTGGGAATGGCAAAAATCATTTCCAACTATGCCGATGACCTTCCCAGGGCGGATGTCGTCGGCAAGGAATTCACCGCAAAGGTAAAAGGCATCGGTACCAGCTATGGCTACAGCCTCCAGGATATCCGCGCGGCCAGGATGGCGGGCAAACCCCTGGAGCAGCGCAAGGCCAATGCGGCAAGGCTGTCCAACGACCAGACCGTCAACCGGATTGCCTGGTTTGGCGATGCCGAGCATGGGCTGGTAGGGCTTCTGACCCATCCCAACATCACGGAGTATACCCTGCCCGCTGACGGCACCGGCAGCTCCACAAAATTCAAGGATAAAACCCCGGACCAGGTATTAAGGGATTTGAACGGAATGGTCAACAAGGTCATCAGCCTCACCCAGGGAGTGGAAAAGCCGGATACCCTCCTGCTTCCCCATGAAGTATACGGGGATATTTCCGTAAGGAGGATTCCCGATACCAATACGACCATCCTCAAATTCTTCCTGGAGCAAAGCCCGTATATCAAAAACGCAGTTCCCTGCCCCGAGCTCAAGGGTGCGGACGCCGGCGAGGATGTGGCGGTCATCTACAAGAGGAGCAGTGACAAGCTGACGCTGGAAATCCCCCAGCCCTTCGAGCAGCTTCCGGTGCAGCAAAAGAACCTTGAATTTGTTGTACCCTGCCATTCAAGATGTGCAGGAGTCATCATCTACTACCCGCTGAGCCTGATCAAGGCAGCCGGTGTATAAGAAATATCCCATAGCCTGTCTTTAAAGGGCAGCCTATGGGATATTCCACAATAAAACCAGAATATGAAGGAGGCAATAAAAATATGTTCAAGCTCAAGAACAACACCAAAAGAGTCATCTGCATTGAAGAAAAGGACATCGTCCCGGGGACGGACGGACTGGAATTTGAGGACGAAAAGCTGCTGGAGCATCCCAGGTTGAAAAAGCTTGTGGAGGCAGGAGACCTGACGGTCATCAGGCCCAAGCCGGCAAAAAATGAAAAAGGCGCAGGAGCGAACACCGGAGGCGACAGCAAAGAGCCGAACGGGGAAAGCAAATAAAGGCGGGATGACAAATGACACCACTTGAGGCGTTCCGAAAAATCGCTTCCGAGTTTGCCGGAAAAACCGATGAGGATATCTTGGGCTGGCTGGAATTTGCAAAGCCCTTTGTCTCGGAAAAAAGGTTCTCTGCCCTGTACCCTTATGCCCTCGCCTGCTATGCGGCACACCTGGTCAAGCTGGACCAGGCGCGCTCCAGGGAGCAGAGCGGCAGCGCTGCAGCCGCTATGGCAAACGGCATCAAGCAGGAAAAGGAAGGCGAGCTTTCGGTCACCTACCAGGATGCAGGCGACCTGAAAGCTGCAGCCGGTGTGGACACCCTCCTTTTGTCCACCAGCTACGGGAGGGAGTTTGCGCAGCTGGCAAAGCGCTGCCGGCTTCCCGGCCTTACCCGGATGAATGGGGGTATATCCACTGTTTGAATAATTTTCAGGAAGGAGCTTCGTGCAGATGAAAATTTATCCATTAAAGGCTGAAATACAAAACATGAGCGGCAAAATTCAAGCGCTGGAGGGAAAGGAGTTAAATTACCTTTCGGAAATTGTACTTGAGGTAATTCAGCTTATCACAAAAAACAGCCTGAACGCAAGGCAAGCATTGGCAGTGCTTGAAATGGTCCAGGCAGAAATTCATGAGTGCGAACTGGTATACAAAACCGGTCAATTTAATTCCGAAGGAAGATACGAAGAGCCTGGGGGGAGAAATTTCCACCAGAAAGGAAGAGTAGCGCGTACTATGGATCAAGGAGGTGAGTCTGATGCCCAAATACGGAGTAAAAGACATCGACAAGGGCTGGGGCACCCTGATAAAACAGGTGCAATACCTGAAGAATCACGCGGTGGATATTGGCATCCAGGCCGGGGAGGAAGCAAAAGACGGTTTCGATATGGCTGCGCTGGCAGCGGTCCATGAATTCGGGGCATACATCAACCAGCGGGCCAGGACGCAAAATGTCTACCGGAAGGTGGACAAGAACGGGAATATGAAAAAAGGCTTTGTTAAAAAAGCAAAATCCAATTTCATGACCCGGCACCAGGTGAAGGCCAAAACCATCAAAATCCCCTCCCGCCCATTCATGCGCAGGGCCTTTGACACCTACCTGAAGGAAATGAACGACTACATCCAGAGCGTGGTGGAGCGCATCTACCAGAAAAAGCTGTATGCACCCCAGGCGCTGGGCTTGATCGGACAGAAATATGAACGCCTGGTTAAGCAGAAAATCACCGAAGGCCCATGGAAGCCCAATGCACCTTCCACCGTAAGGAAAAAGAAAAGCAGCCGTCCTTTGATTGACCAGGGCCATTTACGGCGGGCCATCAAATATGTCATCAGGAGGAGAGGCAAATGAGCCGGTTCAGAAAACCCTACACCATTATACGGCGTGCGCCCGGGCAGTATGTCCATGGCATATGGCAGGAAGGCGCTGCGCAGGAAATCGTGATTGAGGCCAGCGTGCAGCCGCTCAACGAGCAGGAGGTACAGACCCTGCCCGAAGGCAAGCGCAGCGGAAAAGCCTTCAAGCTCTTTACCGGCACCGAGCTCTATGAGGCCGATCAGGAAACCGAGAGCCAGGACGGAAGGAGCGCGGACCATATCGTCATCGGCGGCAAGGCTTATGAAATCCTCCGTGTCCTGCCCTACCAGGCAGGGCTCATCAACCATTACAAATGCTATGCGGTGGAGGTGCCGGAATGAAAGAGTTTATCCGCAGCCTGATGGAGGAACTGCTTGGAGTTACCACCAAGTGGGTCTACCAGGAGGGTCCCAAACCCAAAAAGCCTTTTGCCACCTTGCTGTTAAGCTCCATAGGCTCCAGGGGCATGGATGAAAAAAGGAAAGCCGACGGGCAGGTGGAAGTCATTGGCCGCCGGGAAGCCGTGCTGGAGGTGGAGTACTTTGGTGCCGATGCTGTCACGGCACTCACGCAATTAGACCAGAAAATGCTCTCCGATACCATAAGCGACCGGTGCTTTAAAGAAGGCATCATTTTTTTTGACTCCGGGGAGGTCATGGATATCACCGAGCTTCTGGATACCAGCAAATATGAAGAGCGTGCCATGCTTGAATTTAGAATCCGGTTCAGCCGGTCCACCGTGGACCAGACCGGATACTTTGAAAACGTTGAAATACAGGATGGGCTTTAAGGCCATCCATAGGAGGGAAAACACATGAACAATATTGAAAGGATCGTAAAAGTCGATATCGGCTTAAAGACTGCGCCCATTTCCGAGCAAGGCTTTAACACCATCCTGGTGGCAGGGCCTCACGTCTTTAGCCTTGCAAGAGTATTATCCTGCAGCGACCCCGACGACTTGCTGGACGACGGCTTCAAGGACACCGACCCCATTTACAGGGCGGTGGTTCAGTCTTTCAGCCAGTCACCCAGACCTTCGGCGGTAAAAGTGGGACGCAGGCAGGTGGATGGTGTCAGCCTTACCGTGGCGGACGTAAAACCGACGGTACAGTATACCGTGGAAATCGGGTACAGGGATGCCCAGGGCAATTCCGCAAGCAAGCCATATAGCTATACCAGTGACGCCAACGACACCGCAGCGGATATCCTCACCGGCATTGCCGCCGCCATTACGGCAGATGCCGAAGCCGTGGTGACAGCATCCGTGGCAGGCAGCACCCTGACGCTGGAGAATAAAATAGCCGGAACACCCTATACCGTAAAAGCAAGTGCAAACCTTGCCATCGCTTCCTATGAAGCAGGTGCGGAAACCATCGCCCAGACCATGGCCGCCATCGTAAATGAGGACAATGACTGGTATGGCTGGCTCATCACCAGCAGGACCCAGGCAGACATCCTTGCGGCAGCCCAATGGACCGAAGGCACCGAAAAGCTGTTCGGGACAGCCATAAAGGAATCCGGCGCATTAGACCTGTCCAGCGTGGCGGATACCGGGTACAAGCTCAAGGAAATGAACGTATTCAGGACCTTCTGGTTTTACCACCGGAATGCAGACACCCAGTACATAGAGGCAGCGGAAATGGCAAAATGCTTCAGCTATTCTCCCGGTGCGGAAACCTGGTCGAACAAGCAGCTTGCCGGAGTAACCTCCGACCAGCTCACCGGTACCCAGCTCAATGCCGTGAAGGCTAAAAACGGGAACACCTTTGAAAGCTTCGGGAGCGTATCCATCACCCAGAACGGAAAGGTGGCCGCCGGAGAATGGATTGACGTGATCCGGTTCAGGGACTGGCAGAAATCGGACATGCAGACCAAGGTGTTCCGCCAGTTTGTGGTCAACCCCAAAATCCCCTTCACTGACGGCGGCATCGGCATCATACAGAATGAAATCCTTGCCAGCCTCAAGGCCGGACAGGCGGCCGGCGGCATTGCACCGACGGAATATGATGCCGAAGGGAATGCGGTTCCGGGCTATTCCATCCAGGTGCCCCTTTCCACCGAAATCGGCGACAATGATAAGGCCAATCGAGTGTTGAAAGGAATTGTATGGTCCGCAAGGCTGAGCGGAGCCATTCATGCCGTGGAGATATCCGGCTCCCTTTCCTATTCCATTTAAGGGGTGGTGTAAATGACGGAAAATGAAAAATTGGCACGAACAGCAAAAGGAATCGGTGAGAAGCTCTTCGTAAAGGTAACCTTTATGACGAAAAAAAAGACAGGCCGCTTCTTTGCAGTAGAAACAGCCTGTGCAAGCAAGACAGAGGTCATGGTAAGAATACTACAACCCTAGCTTTCTTACGGTGTATTCCTCAACGGATTTGTCCAACATTTCTTGCCAAGAAGCAAATTGAGTATTTGCCTGCACATACTTATCCATTTCGGCATCAGGTATTGACTCGAAGTCTTCTTGAGAATTAACTGTAAATCCGCTTGCTTCAATAAATTCATCGAAGCTGGAAAAATTGGTGTATCTAGACATAAAGGAAGGGATAAACAGTTCGTTCATGTTGACGCTGTGCGTTCCTTCCAAGTCTTTTGCCGCTTTTTCTATTCGCTTCAATTCATTTTTCAGCTCGTCGAAGCCGGAAACTTTTAATCCCAAAGCATTCACCTCCCTTCCAGAAAATTTTACCACAAGGGAGAAAATTACACAAAACCACGTGAAGGAGGAACTAAGCATATGAAAACCTATGATCCAAAAAAAGTAATCGTCATCTTTGGAGGCCATGAAATCACCGGCTTTTCCGAGGACTCCATTGTGACAGTAGAACCCAAAGGAGACGGAATTACCTCCGTCAGCGGCTGTGACGGCGAGGTCACAAGAAATATGGATCCCAACGAGCAGTACACCGTTACCCTAAAGCTCCAGCAGTCCTCTTCCAGCAATAACTTTTTAAGCAGCCTGCATGATTATGACCGGCGTACCGGCAGAGGCATCAAACCGCTGCTTGTCAAGGATTTAAGCGGAAGCCTGGTATTTTCCACCCAGCATGCCTGGATCATCAACAAGCCTTCGGTCGAAAAGGGCAAGGAATCCGGGGACAATGAGTGGAAGCTGGAAACCGGACGGGCAGATTTTGTTGTGGGAGGTAACTACTAATGTTTACAGGCGGACAAATACACGAATATCCCCAGGGTGACAATACCTTCTACCTCCGTCCCATGGACCCATTTTTATCCATCAATCTTTTAGGGGAGCTTACCAAAACCCTCTCCCCCATTGCCGGAAAGGCGTCCTCCGCTGTCTTGGGCGAGGGCGGTAAGGAAGGAAAAAGCATTTTTGAACAGGAGCTCAATGCCAGAAGCATCGAAGGCATCTTTACGGCCATTGCCGAAAATGTGGACGGCCCTAAAATTGAAAGCCTGATGAAAAAGCTGTTGAACGAGCAGTATATCTCGGTAAAAATGCCGGGGCAGGAGCCGGTCCGGCTGACCCGTGAAGCCATTGCGGAGCTGTTCACGGGCAATCCGCAGAATATGCTGTTATTAGCCCTTGAAGTCATCAAGGTCAATTACGGGGGTTTTACCAGACTCTTCGGGAGCCTCTCTGGAAGCGTACAAGGGCTCTTGAAGAGAGAAAAACCATAATTCCCGGTGAGCTGCACCCATGCCTTGAGCTGGAATCCATGGTGTGGCGGCCCATCCTTGCCGGGAAAAGCACCCTCGATGAGATGAAATCCGGGGCCTGGAGCCTGGATGATGTACTGAAGATCAATGCCCTGCTGGATATGCAGGAGGATGTGGAGCTGGCGAACCTGCCAAAACCGAAAGGAGGAGGACGGCAATGATTGTACGGGAACTATTGACAAGAATGGGCTTTAGCATTGACCAGGCGCAGGTGAAGCGTGCTGAAGCCACTATTGACGGAATAAAAAGCAGCGCTTCCAGGCTGGTAGGCTTTGTGGCCGGCATCGGCGCTGTCCTGGGTGCCGCCCTGAGCGCGCAGGAAATCCTGCGGGTGGCCGATGAATGGAATACGGTCCAGGCCAGGGTGGCCTTAACCACCGACAGCCTCCAGGAGCAGCAGGCGGTCATGGACAGCCTGTATAAGATATCCCAGGACACCCGGCAGCAGTTTACAGCCACCGCCGACCTGTTCGGAAAGGTGAACCGCAATGCCGAGGAGCTAAAAATCACCAGCTCGGACGTTTTGAAGCTTACGGAAAACATCAACAAGGCGCTGGTGGTGGGCGGAGGCGGACAAATGCAAAACGAAGCGGCCATCCTGCAGCTAGGCCAGGCCCTCTCCTCCGGGAGGCTCCAGGGGGATGAGCTCCGGTCACTGCTGGAAAATGCGCCAAGGCTGACAAAAGCCATTGCCGACGGTATGGGTGTCACCATCGGCCAGCTGCGGAAGATGGGTGCTGAAGGTGAACTCACCGCAGACAAGGTTGTAAAGGCCCTTCTGTCCCAGACCGACGCCGTCAACAAGGAATTCAAAAAGATGCCCATGACGGTAAGCCAGGCAACCACCTATGCGGGAAATGCCTTCGGGCGTTTTATCAACAAGGTGGGCAGGGATACCCGCATCTTTGAGCGGATCGCCAAGGGAATCGTCCGGGGGACGGACAGTATTATCTCCGGCGTAGAACGGGTGGTAAAGGCTTTGGGTGGCTGGAATAATGCCTTCAAGCTGGCTACCATCCTGGTAACCTCCATTGCCGCCGGCATTATCGCCGTCAAATGGAATACCATTGTCAACGGGATAAAAACCGTAGCGGCTGCTCTGATGAATCCGGCATTTTTAAAAGGTGCGCTGATTGCCGCTGCCCTGATGCTCATTGGCCTTGCCATTGAAGATATCTACACCTGGCTGCAGGGAGGCGATTCGGTTATCGGGAAATGGCTGGAAGGCTGGGGAATTACCGCCGAGCAGGTCAAAGGATATTTAACGGCCATTAAAAACTTCTTTGCCATGGTTTTCAATTTCATCAAAAGCCACCCGGCACTATCGGCCGGGATTGCCGCCTTTGGAACTCTGCTCCTGGTTCTGGGGAAATTCAAGCTGCTGGGGCCTGTTTTCAACCTGCTGATCAAGATAATCGGTTCCGGCCTGATTCCGATCCTGATACGGCTCGGTGCAGCTATGCTTCCACTTCTGGCAAACCCGGCCACCTGGATTATTCTCGGCATTATCGCTGCCATTGCTGGTTTGATCTGGGTTATCCAGGATCTATATAAATGGTTCAACGGTGGAGACTCGGTCCTCGGAAAATGGCTGGAAGGCTGGGGAATTACCACCGAAGGGATAAAAAACGCCTTCAATGCGGCGATTGAGTGGATTAAAGCCGCATTTACAGCTTTTATCGAGTTTTTCAAGCCGCTGCTGGACTACTGGATCAATTTGTTCAAATTCGTCTTCAGCCTGCTGACCGGTGACTTTGACGGAGCGGTAAACGCATTAAAGCAGATGTTCCTGAGCGCATGGCAATACATCAGCAATATCTTCAGCCTGTTTGGCGTTGACATCAATGCGGTGGTCCAGAATTTTGTCAAGCTGTGGGATGGAGCCGTCAATGCGGTCAAAAATTTTTTCAGCGGCCTGTGGTCCGGAATTTTGGAAAAATATAATGCAGTCATCGGACTGATCAACAAGCTGCCGGGCATCGAGCTGCCAAAGGTTTCCCTCCAGTCCACCGCCAGCGCCGGCAGGGTTGGGAGCAATGTCAGCCAGCATTTCCAAATCAATAATTCCTTCGGCTCCGGGACTCCGGCCTACCAGGCGGCCATGGTGAGCCAGGCCGTCGAGTCGAACTATACCGATACCTATGGCCCCATTACCAGGGCACTACAATATGGATATTAGGGTGATGCTATGCCGTATCTTTTATTCCCCACACTCAACAACTTAATCTCTTCCATCACCGGAGGCCGGATGGGACAAAACCCTTCCAGGCCGTCCAGCGTGGGAGGAATTGAATTTGACGTACTCCTGGAGCAGGAATATGTCCTGGAATCGGAGGCGCCGCAGTTCCCGGTGGAAGAAGGCTTTACCATCAGCGACAGCATCCTGTTGAAGCCCTTGACCCTGACGCTGGTCATCCAGATCTCCGACAGTCCGGTTACCTGGGCGACCCGGTTCGGAGGCCCGCGGCCCGGAAGGGTCAATGAAATCCTCGCGCAGCTGGAAAGGCTGTGGCAGCAGAAACAGCCGGTAACGGTGGTAACAAATCTCAAAACCTATGAAAACATGGTGATTGAAAAAATCTCCATTCCCAAAAACCCGGAGAGCGGAAGCGCGCTCAAAATTCCCATGGAATTCAAGCAAATCAGGGTAGTGTCGGTAAAAACCACTACGATCCCTATGGAATACCTGCGGGGCGGAGACACAAAAAACGCTGCCGGGACGGCACAAACCCAGGAGGCTTCCGGGGCCACCGGGGAAAAAACCAGGAAGTCGATCCTGTCCAGCATGAAGGACACCGTTGCCGGCAGCATCGGTTCTATTTTCGGAGGTGCTTAAAAATGCAGATTATCACCATTCCCGACCTGAACGATTCCATGGTTCGGATTATCCTGGACAACACACTGTACTGGCTGCACTTTTCCTGGAACAGCCAGGGCTTCTGGAGCATGGGGATTTACGATAAGGACAGCACGGCGGTGGTGGAAGGGATCAAGCTGGTTCCCAATTTTCCATTAACCCTGCAGTACCGGAGGCCGCAGCTCCCGGCAGGAGAATTTTTGGTAACGGTCCAGGACGACCGGACAGATACCCTGGGTAGGGAGGACTTCAAAAACATGAAGGCCGCCCTGATCTATGTAACGGCAGGTGAACTCAATGAGCTATAGGCAGTTTAACCGTGTCTACCGGCTTACCGTCGGGAATGCATCCAAGGGCGGGATTGAAATCACCGGCCTGAAGCTGTCCTTTGACTTTGAAAAAGACCTCACCCAGGAGGCCAACAAAGGGAAAGTGACGGTTTACAACCTGTCGGAAAAAAGCCGGTTCCTGGTAGAGCAGCCGGATGCCGTATGCATCTTTGAAGCCGGCTACGATGACTATATCGGCCCGGTCAAGGTATTTGCAGGAAACATCACCCTGGTCTCCACCGACCTGTCCAAAACCGACGTCCCCACGGACATCGAATTTGTAGACGGACGGGCAAGCTTAAGGGACAGCACCTTCAGCGCAGGCTATGCTCCGGGTGTCAACGGAAGGAAGATATGCGAGGATGCGGCTGCCGCCATGGGCCTGACCCTGTACCTTGCGCCGGATGTGGTATTTCCCGACTATGCAAACGGCTTTTCCTTTGCAGGATATGCCAAGGAAGCCGTCAGCAAGCTTGCAGCCGCTGCCGGTGCCATCTGGAGCATCCAGAATGGTGTCCTCCAGGTCATCAGGGCCGGTGGAACCACCGGTGCGCAGGCCGTAGTCCTGTCCCCTCAAAGCGGACTTATCGGAAGCCCGGAGCGGATCATAAAAGGGGCTACCCGGTCGGAAAAAGACGGAACCGCCGGTACAGCCGCCGAGGACAACCAGCAGAAAAAACTGGGCTGGAAAATCCGCTACCTGCTCAATGCCGCCATCAATCCGGGGGACATTGTAAAAGTGGAAAGCAAGCTGGTAAATGGTTTTTTCCGTGCGGAAAAAATCCAGATGAAGGGCGATACCCACGGTTCAGACTGGACCTGTGAAGCAGAAATCTACGAGGTGGTATAAATGAGCGTTAATGAATTTGCCGCACAAATCCATGAAACAGTAAAAAAAATATTATCGGAAATCCATACGGCGGTACCCGGGAGGATTATCTCCTATGATGCCCAAACCGGGCTTGCAACGGTGCAGCCGCAGGCAAAGCGGAAAATCCCCGATGGAAGGAGCATTGACTATCCATATATTGCCGGGGTGCCGGTCCTGTTCCCTTCCGCCGGAAACCGCTTTGCCTGCATCACCTTCCCCATCAGGGAAAATGACGGGTGCCTGCTCATATTTGCAGAAAGCAGCCTGGATGATTGGCTAAAGGGCGGAGAATCGAAGGACCCGCGCCGGTTTGACCTGACCGACGCCATCTGCATCCCTGGACTCTGGAACCGGCCCTTGCAGGCATCCCTGCAATTTACCGAGGATGTAGTCATACAAAACAGCTTTGCAATGATCCGGCTAACACCCGGCGGAGGAATCGTCATAGACAATACGGGAGGCACCACCACCATCAACGGAAATCTTCATGTAAACGGGCAAATATCAAGCACGGGAGGTTAATATGTATGATCTCGCACTGGATGCCTCCTCCCATGATCTGGTCCTGACCGGCAAAAACGACTTGCTGGTCATCGATCATGCGGAACGGGTGGCACAACAAATCAAAATCAATTTAAAGCTTATCAAGGGAGAATGGTTCCTGGCCCCTGAAGCAGGGGTCCCCTACCTGGAAGAAGTATTCGTAAAAAATCCGAGCCTGGAGCACATCAAAAGCATATACCGGAGAAAAATTCTTGAGGTCCAGGGGGTTGAGGCCGTTGAAAGCCTCGAGCTTGTGGAGGATGCCAGGCTAAGGTCTGCAGCAGTAAGTTTTACGGCCAGGACGCCCTATGGAGTGGTAGCAGGACGGGAGGTGCTGGGCTATGGCAAATGAATATGGGGTTACTGCAGTCGGCTTTGTGCGTAAAAGGCTGGACGTCATCAAAAAAGAATACGAGGAAGACATCGCAGCGCAGTTGGGGTGTGAAATCGCAACCGATGAAAAAAGTGTCTTTGGAATACTCATCGGCATATTTGCCGACAGGGACGCAGAGCAATGGGAGGTTGCAGAGCAGGTGTACTATTCCCAGTATCCCACCTCCGCCGAAGGCATCTCTTTGGACAATGCCATCCAGTATGCCGGCGTGCGCAGAAAGCCCGACCGCAAAACCGTCATCAAGGCCACCTGCTGGGGAGTCGACGGGACCCGTATCCATACCGGGAGCACCATCCGAAAAAGCAGCTCGCCGGTCCAGACATTTACAGCAGAAAAAGGAGGACAGATTACCTCCGGCAGCGCCAGGTATGTAAAACTCAACGTAGTCGCTGCAGCTCCCGGGGCAGCCTATTCCATCACCCTGGACGGCACCACCTACAACTATACGGCGCAAGAGGGCGATACGGCAGCCTCCATTGCCTCGCAGCTGGCATCCGAAATCACTGACGCCCAGTGGACGGCCACCGTAAACGGGAGCAAAATCGAAATCGACCGGGTGGATAAAAGCGGCGGGCACACCATCAATCTATCCACCAACCTGGACCTTCTGGAGATTGCCTCTACTATTGATTTTACCTGCAGCGAATATGGCCCGGTCAACCCGCCCGTTGGAACCGTCAATGAAATTGTCAGCCAGACGGTGGGCTGGACAAAGGTCAGCAATGACCTGCCAGCCATTATTGGACAATATGCAGAAAGCGACACCCAGGTCCGACAGTCCTATTCAAGCAGGGTGAATGCCCAGGGGCGGGCCATGATTGAAGCCATTGCAGCATACCTGGTGGAAAACGTGGCAAACTGCAAAACGGCAGTGGTATATGAAAACGACACCGATGCACAAGACAGTGAAGGCCGACCGCCCCACAGCATCGAAGTGGTGGTGGATGGCGGCGATGATTACGACGTAGCTTACGGGATATGGCAGACAAAAGCCGGCGGCATCGTTAGTTATGGAAGCAACCAGGTAGAAATCGTTGACAGTTTTGGAGAGACGCATATCATACGGTTCAACCGGCCAATATCCAGGCAGGTATGGCTCAAGGTAAGCCTACGAAAAAACCCCGAGGAAGCCTTTGCTGCAGATACGCCCAAAAGGGTCCGGGAAATTATCCTTGAGGAAAGCAGAAAATATGCCTCCGGCCAAGACATCATCCTTCAGCGCTTCTATGGGCCGATCTATAAAGGAACCCATGGCATCGGGGAAATTAACATCACCGCTGCCGTATCCGACACACCTCCGGCCCCGGAAGAATATTCAGGCGTCTTGATCCCCATCAGTATCCGGGAAAGGGCGGCATTTGACGCAGCCAGGATCGAGGTGACGGTCGTTGACTAACCTGGAAAAACTTATCTCTCTCCTCCCTGCCCAGTTCAGGAACAAGCCTGTTCTGGAAGCCATACTGAAAGCAAAGGCCAGGCAAATGGACGAATTGGACCGGGTATATGCCGATTTAGGCAGCAAGCGCCGGATTGACGATGCGGAAGGAGTCCAACTGGACAAGTGCGGAGAAATCGCAGGGCAAAGCCGGATCATTCCTGGAGCAATACTCATTCCCTTCTTCGGCTTCTACGGGCAGCCCAATGCCACCGGCTTCAAGCAGGCCAGACTGAAACGCAGGAATGAAAGCTACCTGGAGACCTCGCAGCTGGGAGACATCGAATACCGGAAAATCATTAAGCAAAGGATCGCAAAAAACACCGGCAGGGCGACGGCAGAAGAAATCAAAGCTGCCTTTGCAGCCATCTACAGCGCCGGAAGGATTATTTACGAAGAGCCGGGAAATGCAAAAATCCGGGTAAGCATCGGGCGCGAGCTGAGTTATAACGATATCCAGTTTGCAAAAACGGCAAACCTGAATATTAAGCCCGGAGGAGTAAAAATCGAACTTGGGGCCGCCTTTGACCCTGATGCCTGCTTCGGGTTCGGAAGGCAGGGCTTCAAAGGCTTCGGTTCCGGGAAAATGGCTTACAGCCTTTCCCCGGACATTTTCATATAGGGAGGTAAAACCAAATGCTGAGTAATTTGAATGTATTCAGGAAACTGTGGGCGGCCCAGGGTCCCAAGGTAACCATAAGCGATGTCGAACTGGCCCAGGGCTGGGGCTATCTTGGGCAAAGACCGCCGGAAGTGGAAGAATTCAACTATGTGCAAAACCAGGCGGACGAAAAGCTTTTATACCTGTTTGAACTGACATTTCACTGGGAGCCGAACAAGTCATATGCCCAGGGAGACATCGCCACATCCAAAAAGCTGGACTATCTCTGTTACCTGGAATGTACCCAGGCCGGTACATCCTCGGGTACGGAGCCGGATTGGACGCAGGCTGCCCTGGGTGATACCGTTCCGGACAATACGGCCCGCTGGGTATTAAAAAGCATAGCTGCCGATATCAATGCAGCAAAAACAGCCGCCACAGCAGCCGCAAACACTTACACCGACACGGAAATTGCCGTCGCCCGGGCGGAGCTTGAAAAGCATAAGGTGGACAATATCGCATACCTCAATATGCTCGCCCAGGAGGTCATGCAAAACAAACGGGGTATAGAAAATACCCTATGGGAAATCGGGCAGGTTACCCTCACCAACACCCTCCAGTATCCCTTCAACAATTCCCAGGTGACCATCAGCCTGAAAAAGCCCAGGAATACCATGGATTATATTGTTTATGTGGAATACGGCGGGAATAACGTAGGTGAGGTCATTGTAAGCGGAAAGCAGACGAACGGCTTCAAGCTCGAATACACCGGAAGCGCGTCCAGCGTGGCGGTGAAATATTATGTACGAGGGGGTATGCAGTAATGATCATCATTGAAAAGAACGAAGGTCTAAAAATCGACTATTCCACCAGGACGACCAAGCTTACCTTGAAGGATGAGCTGACCATAGACCTGTCAAAATATGAAAGGGACTTCCCTGTTCATTTGGATATCTGCAGGAATGAGTTTGATATGCTCACCTTCGGGCTCAGTACAAGGTATGTAGCGCAAATCGATATCCCGGCCCGGGAATATCAGATGGTGGAAAACGGAACGGATGAAGAAGGTGCTCCAAAATATGACAAAGTGGCGGTGCCTTTTGACATGGGAAAAGTAACATTAACCTTATGGAGTATGGAGGGATAAGAAATGGCAAACTTTGATGATGTGAAGCTAAGCATGGAAGCATTATCCGGCGGGAAAAACACCGTCCTGTTCGACGACCTTGGGATGCCGTCCTTTATGGTGAGGATTCCTAAATTTTATCTGGATGAAGTGATCACCGGAGCGCCGCACACACCTCATCCGGCCTTTCTTGTCAACGGCGTGGAAAAGGATGAAATATATATCTCCAAATTCCAGAATACAGTGGTCAATGGCAGGGCTTACAGCCTGCCCTTGAAAGATCCGGCCGTCTATGTAAACTTCGACCAGGCCCTTTCCTATTGCTATGCCAAGGGTAACGGCTGGCACCTGATGAGCAATGCGGAATGGAGTGCCGTAGCGTTATGGTGCAAGAAAAACGGCTTCATGCCCAGGGGAAACAACTATGCAGGAGCTGACGCAAGTGCGTTGTATGAGACCGGGAAAAAGACCTATGACTGGATATTGAATTATAACTGGAATAACCGGGCCTTCAGACAGGACGGTGCAAACTATTACCATACAGGAAGGCTTGCCAGCGGAAGCGGACCTGCTTCCTGGGCTCATGACAACACTAACGAAGGCATTTTCGACCTCAACGGAAATGTATGGGAATGGACCTCCGGACTCCGGCTCAACGAAGGAGAAATCCAGATCATGCCCAACAATGATGCGGCCGTATTGAACAAAAACCACACGGCAGGCAGCCCCGATTGGAAAGCCGTCCTGCAGGACGGTTCCATTGTAGCTCCGGGAACCGCAAACACCTTGAAATATGATGCGACCAATGCCGACGGAAGCGGAGCGGCCAAGCTCAACACAACGGTCGTAAACCGTGGCACCGATGCGACCTATATGTATAACAATTATGAGGCTATGACA